TTTTTTCTTAGTTTTTTAAATTAAAAAAAAAACTAAAAAATTTAAAAAAAATTAAAAAAAAACCTCTAATCTTCAGAAGCCTGTTAAGTTATAAACTAAAGCGGCATCTTTTCACCTACTGTCAAATAATCTGTTATTTCATTATAGTAAGTGAGGAAACTTACCTGAAATAGATTATTTGAGTTTGGTAAAATGTCTTATGATTTGGACCATTCTGATTCAGAGTTGATTAGAGTTATTGCATGAAAATTATCAAAAATATATTTTATTTTTTATTTCATTTTATCATTTTTTATTTTTTTGGTTTTTTATTTGGTTTTTTTTATTTTTTTTGTTTTAAATTTGTTTTAAAGTAAAAAAAAGCCTTATCAAATTAAATATGATAAGTTTATAAATAAAGATTTATTTATAACTTTTTACATTTAAATTCAATAAGACCTTTTAGATTACTTTTTATTTTTTTCATAAATAATTAATAATTAATAAATAATAATTAATAAATAATTAATAAAATTTAACAAAAATTTAATAATTAATAAGATGAAAAGAAAAAAGGTGAACTTATTTAATCTAGAATGTATAATATATAATGTATTTATTCAATTAAGAAAAGAATACAATATACAATAATACAATAAATAGTAAGATTAAATGTCAAAGGTTGTTCGAGTATTTAATATATTGTATTTTTAATTTCAATTTTTTTAATAAATATTTTTCTAAAATTGCTAAAACTGCTTAATTTATATACCGTTGATGCCAAAAATTGAATTCTTTTTATATATTTCAATCAATATTACAAAAAAAGAGTTTTTTCAAAAATGAACTACAACCAAGTTTTGTTTATGATGCTTTCTCTTTTGGCCGTGAAAAAGGACTTTGTTAAAGAGTCCAAAGTGGGTCCCTTCCAAAAGAAGAAAACCCTCAAACATATTCGCAAAACCATTCTGCTCTTGAATTTGTGGATTGCTGACATCGAAAACGCAAGCATCGAGTTTGCTTTTGTGGATTCACTCGACCTACTGAACATTCGGTTGAAAAATACCGGACTTGATCAAATAGAGCATCCTTTTATTTTCTTGCAGAAAATAGAACGTAATTCTTACGAAGCATGTTGTGATTCTTTATACATTGAGTAATAAATTTAAGACACCTTTGTGAGTCTTAAATTAGGCATTTTACGGTACCTAGAGTAAAAAATAATATTATAAATTTATATCTTTTTTTTTAAATAACTTTTAAATAACTTTTTTTAATTATTAAAAATACTATTTATAAAAAATCTAATTTAAATATAGAATATACACAAATTTAAAATATTTAAATCTAACGCACTTAAACATTTCAATTAATTTTATAAAAAATGAATCAATATGATGAAAGTTTAGAAAAAGTCAGTAATACTGTTAAAAAGATTGACAGTATTATTAAAAATCTTAATAATAAATCTAATGAAATTAGATTGAAAATAGAAATGTTAATTAAAAAAGTTAATTTAAAACTACAAGATGCTACACAATTATTACAATTTCAGCATTCAGTTTTAATTAATGAGATTAATTATCTTAAAAACTTGAAACAAATTCTTTTAAGTAATATTAATAGTCATTTATATTATTTGTCTGAAAATATTTCTATGTTAGCAGTTTCAGTTTTAAATATATACAAGGATATACCAGTTAATAAAACAAAAACCATTTTGATGACAAGTAAAAAAGATGAATTCAGCAAAATTGTTTCTGATATTACATTTAACCTTAATTATATTAATGAAATATTAGATAATTTCAAAAAATATAACGAACAATTATCTGAAGAAATGAATTCAGGTAATTTTCATTGTAAAACCTTAAAAAATGATATGAGTAATGTTTATGACCATATCAACTTAGAATATACTAAGTATGTAAATGATATGCAAAAAAGAATGGAATATTATGTGGAGTTTTCAAATAATGTTAATGAACAATTAGATAATATGAAAATTTCAAATTTCTATACCTAGAGATGAAACTTTTAAAAAGTTTGCTCATCTAATAAATTAACTAATTCTTTACTTTTTTCATAAAATATTTAAAAAAGAACTTATTTTTTTATTTCTTTTTTTAATTTTTTAGTTTTTTTATTACTTTTTTTAGTTATTTTTTTTCTATATCCACCATTAGCAATAGCAGGATTAGCAGCATTACCATTAGGATTAGCAACATTACCATTAGGATTAGCAACAGCAGGAATAGCAGCATTATTATGATTAGCAATAGTAGGACTAGCATTAGCAACAGCAGGAATAGCAGCATTATTATGATTAGCAATAGCAGGACTAGCATTAGCAACAGCAGGAATAGCAGCATTATTATGATTAGCAATAGCAGGACTAGCATTAGCAATAGCAGGACTAGCATTAGCAATAGCAGGAATAGTAGGATTAGCAGAATTATTATGATTAGCAATAGTAGGACTAGCATTAGCAACAGCATTACCATTATCAGCAGCCTTAACAGGACCATCCTTACCATTAACAGTTTTTGTAATCTCACTAGCTGCTTCTTTTAAAATTCCTTTTATTGCTTCAAATTTATCAGCTGTTATAAATCCATTACCAATCATTAATTGTTTTATTTTTTTATTATTACTTAGCTTTAAAATTTTATTTAATATTATTCTATCTCTTTCTGTAATAATTTCTGGATTTGTCATTTTATTCTGTATCATTGAATGTATTTCACTTATAAATTCTTCTTTAGACATAGCTTGTTTTGTATCATCCTCAAAAATTTTTTGAACTATTTTTCCATCAATTAATTTATTACCTCCCTCCTTAAAACTATTTGCAATTGATATACATTCTGATAATGTTAGACCTAATATAGTTTTTATTTCCCATGCTAATGGGATACCTATCCTTAACATTTGTGCAATTTTAATAAAACTTGGACTATTGAGTGATTCTAAATTAGATGAACTATTGTTAGATTGAACAGGTGTTTTAGATGTTGTAGATGTAGTAGATGTAGTAGATGAACTAGATACACTAGGAGCACTAGGAGCACTAGATGTACTAGATGTACTAGTTCCACTAGATGCCCTATGAACACTAGATACACTAGATGTACTAGGATAACTAGATACACTAGTTCCACTAGACGCACTAGGTGCACTAGGTTGCCGTAATGCTTTAGATTTTTTAAATAAATCATTATTTAAAATAACTAAATATATATGATTATCACCCTCAACAATTTTACTGTCTAATTTAATATCATTCTCTAAATATTCAAATATTAAAGGCAAATCTGTATCTGTTAATAAATAGTCACCAAAATCTTTTTTTATTTTTTTTTTATCTAAAAGTGAAAATTTCAAGAAATTATTGCCATTTGTCTTATTTAATACATAAATTTTAATTAATTTTTCTTGGTTTTTTAATTGTTCAATAATACTATGAGGATTAAAAGAGTTTTCTGTTTTATTTCTTTTTTGTATTATTTGAGTTAATAGATTTTTTAAAGTATCCGTTTCTACAGTAAATTTCTTATTATCACCACCCCTCATTTTTTTAATTTTAGTTATTTTTTTACGACTTATTTTTTTATTTTTTTTTTTATTAATATTAATATGTTTCTGTGTATTTTTCATTAAAAAATTAACTATCTTTTTTCTATTTTTTTCTATTTATTATTAATTAATATAAACTTTTTAAAAAAAAGTTTTATCAAAAATAAACTTTTTAGAAAAAAGTTTTATCAAAAATGTTTTTAGTAGAAAAAAGTTTTATCAAAAATGCTTTTAGTAGAAAAAAGTTTTATCAAAAATGCTTTTAGTAATAATTTAATTTAAAAAAGAATTTAATATTTAAATTAATAAATAATTATAACTAACTTAAAAACTATAAAAATGGAAACAGAATCAATCATTAACCAAAATCAAAATAATAATAATCAAAATAATTCAACAAATAATAACAGTCGTGAATATTGGAAAGAAGAAGAGGAAAATATTTTAAGAGAATTAGCGGACAAAGCGCAATGTTATGAATTAATGCATTCTAAAAGCCACGATATTTATGCTTATAAAAATACTTTATTTGTTATCCCTGTTATTATTATTTCAACTTTAACTGGAACAGCTAACTTCGCTCAAGACCGTGTTCCTGAAAAGTATCAAAATATTTTTGTAATGGTTGTTGGTTCTTTTAACATTTTAGCGGCTATTATAACAACTATCGCTCAATATCTTAAAATTGCTGAATTAAATGAATCATATCGTGTAGGAACCTTACAATGGGGAAAGTTTTATCGTAATATTAAAATGGAACTTATTAAACATCCTCTTGACCGTATGGCTCCTTCATCTATGTTATCAATGTGTAAAGAAGAATTTGACCGTTTATTAGAAATTTATCCAAATATTCCTAAAAAAGTTATTGAAGAATTTAAAAGTAAATTTAATAAAAATACTGAAATCTCTAAACCTGAAATATGTGATGTTATTGAAGCAACAACGATTTACCAAATGACAAAAGAAGAACGGATTGAAATGATTAAAAAAATTACTAATACAATTGATGTTGATTTAGAAAAAAATGAAGATAAAACAGCAAATCAAAATATTGTTCCTGTTATTGAAGAAACTGAAATAGACCACGAAAATAATATGAAAACTGAAAAATTTAGACAAACATTTTACAAAATTAATAACAGATACCCAACAGAAAGAGAAGTCAAAGAAACTTTTAGTAATCTTTTTCTAAAAAGACCAAGTGATTTAAAATTTAAATTTGGTTTATCTTCTAGTTCACCTGATTTATCTCCTAATAATAGTAGTAATAACAGTGAAAATATAGATGTGTAGCACTTTTTACTGAAAAAGTGTTATCAAAAATACATTTTTAAAAAAGTTGAAAAGGGGTTTGTTATGCTAAAAAACATTTTAAAATAATAAAATCAAAACAAATCAATTAAGTTTTTGACTATTTTTTTTAAGTATTTATAATCTATAATAGGATATAGAATAATACTTTTATTTAAATAGTTTTTTCTTTTTTTTTGATTGTTTTTTCAGACAA